CTCAAGTTAGTTAACTATCTCGTTTTACGGACGATAGAAACCTTTACGATGCGGTCGCTGCTAAGACAAATAGCGACTTTATCAACAAACATTCGTTTGCGAGTCTAACTAGTGAGGCATATGACTGTGAACCTTCTGGATCACAGTTCCATTGGCTAAATGGTATAACCATACGCCTTTGTACCGAGCGTTCAGTGCCGCGTCCTGCTACACTGAAACGACCACTCTTGCCATTTTTCTTATCATCGAAATACCTACCAGAAGTCTTTAAAAAGTGAAATATTTCTACATCACTTTGGACTTCCCTATAGGACCCTTCGACTTTAAGATATGGGTATTTTAAACAAACACATTGAAGGTAACTATCGAAATAGCCAAAATCTTTGAGTTTAAATAAAGCAGTGTCATCTTCTGGCAGATTAGTAACAGCCTTTGGCTGCATACTATCTGCTATGGTTTGAAGATGGCATCTAATCCCATCTGACATATTAGCATAACGAGGAACCATAAAAAAGGGCACATTACCCCTAGCTCCTTTACCTAACTTCTTCATCCTACGGTTATTAAAACGGTAGTGAAGCGAGATAACAGCTTCGGATAGAGCGAGACATACGTCTCCACCGATAGCTAAATCATGCATTTCATACCAATCAAGTAACTGATTGATAAAAGAGTAGTAGTCCGCGAGAGTATTTAATTCTCGTGGGCTCACTGGGCGCACCTGCATACCCTTATAAAAATCTCCACCGCAACTTTCGCGGAAATATCCGCTTGCGAAGGATTTCTTTGTATTAGGTATCATGTGCATTTCTGATAACGTTTTCACAACAAGGCTATAAACGCTCTGATCAACGATAATATCGTCACCAAAAACGCTAAACCAATGCTTAGGTATATCAGAAACTATGTTACACGCTTTAACGATGGCAGCAAACACTAAAGTTTGCATAGGAAAACAAAATGCATTTCCCATTGTTGCCATACATTCAAGCGCCACGTGTTCACCACTATGGCGGTCAACGATGTTGTCACATCGGCTAGCCATCATGTGCGTGAAAATCCACTCTGGGAACAGTAGTTCACAGAGTTTTACACCAACAATATTAGACGCTGATTTAAGATCCAATGTACACCAGATGGGAACAGTTCTGCGTCGACCAAGGTCGATAAGAGCAGAATTAAACCCACCATATAGTGATCCTTTTCGTGCCATCTCTCGGTTAATCTGCGGTTGCTTTGACAAATCAATGTTAAAGTACTTTAGAACTTCTTCGAGATAATACGCTAAAGGAAATTGGAGCATAAGATCACCATTTAATTGCGGTGCAATATCACGTGATACATCTTTTTTCTTCGGTACATAGCAATTTTCGACAGCAGCCTGCGATACTTTTCGCAGACCTAACTTTTTCAGTCCATTGTGATTAGCGAGTAGGTGCTCAACAAGAATTTGTTGAACACGTCCCGTTTTATCATCCCCTTTATGAGACACAGCGAACGTACCCCCTTTCTCAAACTTTGAGAATAGATCGGTATATTCAGTATTAGCGCATACCCCTGGTCCAACGTTAAAGCCAGTTACTGGTATACGGTGACTACCTTCGTAGTCATCATATAAAAAGCAACCGTCTTCAGCTATGGTCAGAGCCGCGTCAACTTGTGCACATGCTTCATCAATTAAACCAGCCGCAATTAAAAGGATATTTAAAAGCGAAGGGCTTCCTTTCCAAGTCATCTGCTTAATTTGCAAATTTTGCAAACAGCATGAGAATTGTGAGGATTTGAAGCGATGCCAGCACTCTGTATCTGGTTCAATCCCAACGTCTTCTGGTACCATGCGCGAATCAATTTCTTGAATTTGGCGTATGATAGCAATAGAGCGTTTGTCGAAAGAATCATGATTATAAACATGCAAAATATCTAATGACAAAATGTCATTTAGAGACATGTTAATAGACTCATTAAGGTAATTGAATTTAGAAACTAAATCCAATTGAATTGTTTTCGCTGTCTTCGTGAAACTTCTTTGAGTGTTCATACTGTATTCCCGCTTTAGGTAATAGATTAACAAGAGGTGGAACTGGAACATCTGGATGTATATGTAATATTACATCAAGTATGATGAGTAAAACAAGGCTAGATAACACCTGAGCGTGCTGCATCTAAAAGTGCCGCAAGCTGGTTAATAGTAGCCTGTAACGTCATCAACGTTCCAGCTTCAACATTTACTGCATCATAAGCTTCAGCACCAGCTGGCACCGCAATCTCAACGCGAACGCTAAGAAGGTCTACTTGTGACGCAGAAATGTTTACACCCGCACGACCAATAACCGAAATAGTGTTTTTAGGCACTACCCCAAATAATTGGGTAAGAGAGTTATATTTCGCGGCTCTTAAGTAATTAGAGAACCGCTTAAAAATAACCTCCTTCGGCTTGTTGAGCGTGTGGATAGCCACACCTGTCTGTGTACCACCTAACGCCGAACACGTGTATGCTTTCGAAGCAGAATCACGCGCTATACCGGGCACAAAAGTGTACGTAGGATTGGTAAGCAGGGTTGTGGTCCCAGTAGTTGTAGTAGGACCTGTCAAATTAATTGTGGACATAAAGTTATCCTTTCAGGTTAATTAATATAATCTAAAGTCGTAACGTTCGCGTATTAGCTTTGATGAGTGCAACCGAATTCAACAACTGATGCCAGGATGGCGTTTCTAGTTGAAGAGTTACGATATGATCAGCAATGGTAGTAGCTTTACGTTCGAAATAGATCAGTTCGCGCGACATAAACGGTGTTGCTGTCGCGTTTAGGGTCATAAAACTATCAGTACGATCCCAAAATGGTTGCATATTTTCTATTTGCATAGACTGTTTGCAAGTCATCTTGGTCGTTTGATAGGTATACCCACTTCTGAGCCTATTTAACCACATACCTAAGTTGTTAACTACACTTCCAAGATTGGAAACATAATCAAGTAAGAAAGAATATGGTGTTAAATCATACAATGCTTTAGGAATATCTCCTGCCGTTAAACCAAACCGGCTTTGGAGAGTAGTCTTCTGCAATTGTTGAGTAGGCGTCAAAAGCCCTCCAACCCATACATCACACTGAAATTCCGATTTAATTCGGTAATCGAAGGTGCGAAATGCGTTGACTGAGACTGAACACCCTTTAACGAAGTCATCGGGGTAATTTCCGTTGACTGCGTGGGCGCTTACCTTAGCTCTAGGTGAATGTGCATGAAAGTGGTCATAGACCGCCTGCATGGTACCTTCAACTGAACTTTCAAGCGGCACCCATCCATAAGTAAACTCGAGGTATGCATTACGTAACTCATCATAGAGTTGCGTTTTTGACATGCCTACGGGCTTCGTGGATGAGCCAGGCTTTGCGAGAGACCTAGATGCTTTATATTTGCGCGCAATATTGTACAAATATCTCTTACTTTTTCCAAAGTTTTCAATAAATTGTGCAGTTTTAAACGAGCAATCCGTTAACATCTTAAGGGTTTTATGTGCTTCACCAATCTCGACGATACTTTGCACCTTAGTTTCAGATAAACGCTTTTGTAAAATTGCGTTTGCCTCATTTATAAGAGGCGCTCTGTACTTATTGAGCATAGCATCGATATCGGCTTGCACGAAGCCATCTTTACCATAATAAAAGTTAAAATTCGTTTGTGCGTCGGAATTCCATGGAACTGCCTTTGGCAGCCAATGGACATCTTGATGTCCGATAAAACGGACACCGATATAACCGCGCCTTATAACACGCTTATAACCATTTACAGGAAACGGACCACCTTGCCATTTGACAACTTCCCAATTGGGAGTTTTTGTCTTGGTAATGTCGTCCTCCTGGGGAATAGTAAAAGTCTTATCACACTGATTAAAAACCGGTGAGATATACTTATACACAAAACCAGGAAATACTGTAGATGATGTAGGCATAACGAATGAACCTCTGGGTTATATGTAAAATATAGCTTTCAGACGAG